CGATTTCAGCAAAGAAATTTATTTCTGATTTCTACACGATTTTACGTAGACCCGTTTTTTGCAAAAAATATTTTCTTTTCGCAAATTTTGCAATATAATTACACAAACTAACAACTAGGTAAAAAAATGGAAAAGAAGAAAAGAAAGTTAAGCAGAATAAATTTTTATGTGCGTGAGGAGTGCCGACAAATGCTTGATGAGTTGGCAGATAAATCAGATCGCAGCATGACCAGCGTTATAGAAAAGCTTATTAAGGTCGAATATAGCCGTGTTAAAGATAATGACTCAAGGGGAGTGTTATGAGCTTTCAAGCTATGACGTGGGCTACTCAGCAAAAAATCCCAGCAATGCAAAAGATAGTTTTATTGATGCTGGCTAACAGAATTAATGGCGATACAGGAGAATGTTACCCGTCAATTTCAAGACTTTCTTCTGAGTGTGGAATGACAGGGAGGGCTTTAATTAATCAACTCCAATTATTAGAAAAACACGGATATATTCAGGTAAAAAGAACGGCATTAAATGGCATTAATCAGGCAAATGTTTATAAGCTAAGCACTAGCAAATTCAATAGTGAATATAATTCACTACCATATGAAAAAAATGATTTAGTAGTGAATTACATTCACCAGGGTAGTGCACCAGATTCACTAGGGGTAGTGAACGTGGTTCCATATGGTAGTGAACCACGTTCACATAAACCAGTAATAGAACCAGTAATATTAACCAGTAATTTAACCAGTAAGGGGAAAACAGATAAAAAAACGAAAAATATATATAAATTTGAGATACCAACAATAGGCGAAATTGCGGCCTATATTTCGACTATGAATTACTCAATTAATCCCGATTCTTTTTTTGCTCATTACAACGCAAATGGATGGATGGTAGGAAGGGTAAAAATGAAATGTTGGAAATCTACAATTGCGAAATGGCAGCACAGTGAATTTAATAAAACAAAAAATAACAAAGTTGCATCATCTCATCGAGGCTGGAATGGAAAGGTATCTTTCCAGGAAGCAATTGAGTCGATGGATTTTTAAAAATTAACAAGTCACAAGGCAGCGGTTATGAAAAATACATTAATACAAGCTCAGCCAGAGAATCAAAGAAAGGATATTTCGCTAAAGGAGATAATCATCTCTTTGGTCAAAGCAATGCAGGCTGATTACGGGCACTCGTTTAAATCTGTTTTCCATGAGGACGAGGCGCTTAGAGACTTTAAAAACAGGATGCTCGAAAAGTTGAAAGGTTTTTCTAACGAGCAAATCATAAGCGGATATGGAAAAGCAGCAGAATTAAGCCCAAAGTTCCCCCCCTCTGTAATCGAGATTCTTGCACAAGTAATTTTGATTCAAAAAGAAGACAGGAGAAAAGAAAAAAACCGTCTTGAAGCCGAGCGTGTTGGATACTTGCCTAAGCCAAAAATAACTTGTAATCCAATCGAAATGCTCAGAGAAGCAATACTCAAGATCGAAGCAGATGAGGCCGGGCTTACTAAAGCTGAAAAATGGACAAAGCACCTTGAGCGGCTTAAAGATCACGAGTTTTTAATATACGAGCATGAGCAAAAATTCAAGACAGTTCCGGCAGACCATATCTGTGAAGCTTCTTTTTGCGGAAATCCTGGCTCGATAAGTCACAGCACTTCTGGGGGTGGAAACTATTATTGCCAGGAACATTACAGAAGGGCGGGATAAATGAAATCTGAAATTATGGAAAACAAAACAGTTAAAGAATTTACGCTACCTTACCCGCCATCTCTAAATAGGGCCTATAGAGCCGTTTCTGGACGAGTTATTCTGTCAGCAATAGCTAGAGCCTACATTGATGTTATCGCAGTGTCTACATATGCTCAGGGAGCTAGATCGGTCAATCCTATCATGGGGCGTATAGCAGTTTGTATGCAAATCTTTCCACCAGACCGGAGAAAGCGAGATATAGCTAATTGTGAAAAGCTTTTGTGCGACTCGTTAACCAAGGCCAGGGTGTGGGATGACGATAGTCAGATCGACCGGCTAACTCTGATTAGGATGCCTAACGTTAAAGATGGAAAGATCATCGTCCAGGTACAGCAGTTATGACAGATCGTGAATTTATTGAATTTATGCGCCCCATGGATTGGAGTGACGAGGATATTTACAGCTTTGTTGAGAAGGTAGGTATAATCATGAATGATGGCGTTGTCGAGGAAAAAGACGCGCAAATTATGGCATATAATTTTATTTTTAATGCAAATAAAGCTTGACATTATTAGCCTATGGATAAATAATATATACAGGCAAATAACAAAATGGAGAAAACTAAATGACAGTCTTGTCAAGCATACTTTACGGGCTTTACCCTATAGCCAAGCTGGTTGTTTTTACCTTAATCGCCTTGGTAGGCGCAATAAGAATCTGCTATGAAATTTCACTTCACTTACTTAAATTATTAGAAAAAAAATGAGCAATGTATTCAGTTTTACAGGGAGAATCGGCAGGGATGCAGAGGTTAGGCATCTTCCGAGTGGTAGTGCAATACTTAATTTCACTGTCGCAAATAATGTTGGCTATGGCGACAACCAGAAAACAGTCTGGTTGCAATGCTCGGTGTTCGGTAAACGGGCAGAGGGTTCGCTAGTGGATTATTTGAAAAAAGGGGCTGGTGTATTCGTGTCGGGAGAGTTGAGCGAACACGAATACACAGGCAATGATGGTATTACCAAAAAATCACTGAATGTTGCATGTAATATCGTCGATTTAACAGATAAAAAACCGGATTCTTCAGAGCCTAAAAGACAGGCTCAGCCAAGCCAGCAGGATAGGTCGGCTGGCAGATCGAAGCCGGCGGAAGCGGATGTCTTCGATGATGACATACCTTTTAATTAGAATCATGCTATAATGGGTAATATTTTATTGCGAGATAATGCCATGTATGATTCAAAAAGATGTTTTAAATGCAATATAAATCAGCCATTGACCAAGTTTTATAAACATAAACAAATGGCTGACGGACACTTGAACAAATGTATTGAGTGTACAAAAAAAGATACAAAAGAAAATACAGCTAAAAATATTGAATATTATCGGGAATACGATCAACAGCGTGCAAATTTACCAAAAAGGGTATATGCAAGGTTAATGTATTCGCAAACAGAAGAAGGGAAAAAGGCGCTTAAAAAGGCTAAAGAAAAGTGGATAGCCGAAAATGTTGTAAAGCGAGCGGCTCAAATAATTGTAGGAAACGCGATTAGGGCTGGAAAAATAACAAAAATGTCAAATTGTTCAGAGTGTGGGAAAGCTGGGAAAATACATGGTCATCATGATGACTATGCCTACCCTTTATCTGTCAGGTGGCTTTGTCCAATATGCCATACAAAATGGCATAAAATAAATGGTGAAGGAAAGGTTTAAAGAAATTATATGAGAAAACTATCCGTAATTTTATTTGTAATTTTATATACGTCTTTTTTTATTTTTGGAGACGTTGACGCTGATACTTGCAGGTCAGCAAAAGTAAAACACAGTTTTGATATTTATAAGGGGTATCCGCATGGTAGAAAGGGTTTTGTGGTCGATCATATCTGCGCTCTTGAGTGTGGCGGCCTTGATGCAATCGTTAACATGCAATACCAAGATCAGGCGGATTCACTTCTGAAAGATCGATGGGAAAGAACAAAGGAAGGATGTGCATTAACGTGTAATTCGAGTAATTCAACCAAGACTAGACAAGTCTTTAATTGTAAATAAATTTATGAGCAAAATAATTGGAGAAGAAGGCTTAGACCCAATAAAAGATAATGCAGATGTGGAAGATTTTCATAGGTATCAGGTTTTAATTGCGCCAGACCGCAATGAAATCTACGTTGGCAGATATGATACCGAGAAATCAGAGGGCATGACAGATGGCTTCTATTTTCAACCCTACGAATATGTTACTGTAGATTGTATTATCGCAGTAGCAGAGTTATTAAAGCGGGTTAAAAGGAATTCGATAGTTGGACAAAATAGAGATGGAACCAAGTATGTTTTATCAATAAGGCCGTTCGATATTTTAACGGATGGGGCGAAAGAAATAACCATAGGGGCAGACAAAAATGTACATTAAAATTTTAACGCTGGCTTTATTGCTGGCAACAGTGACCGCAAATGCCGGGGAGTATTCTGCAGTAGTACAGGAATTTATGAACGATGTTCACCAGCAAGATCAGGTAAGGATTCAACGGTATCATGAAACCATGCAAAATGATATGACACTTAACCAGCAGTTGTTCAATGCCAGGTTTAACGCCTGGGCAGCACAGCAACATAACTCAACAACATTGCAGTTTGGCGGTGGATTGCCTCCAAAAGTCATAATTTACAGGCCAGAATGATAACAGTTAGCATAGGCATTTCCGGATTAAGTCAGGTGCATTTTAAGTTTAATCCTGGTGACGAAAAAACCCACGTAACCAGGATGGCAATTAACGAAAAAGATGCGGAAGCACTTTTGGCAACAGTAAAAACTCAAATTGAAGGGATTATAAGTGGACAGATTAATTGAGCAATTAATGCAGCATGAGGGCTACAGAAAACACGTTTATAAGGACGGCAAAGGAATTGATACTATCGGTTACGGGTATAATTTGAGCAGTAATATGGCAAGGTTTTCGTCTATTGAGTTGGCTTATTTTTATAGAGAGGGAATGTCAAAAACAGAAGCGATGAGGGTTCTTAAGCTTTGTATAAATAAGACCAGAGAAGAACTTGAATTAAAGTTTGAATGGTTTCATTCGTTATCAAAGACAAGGCAGGACGCATTAATTAACATGTGCTTTAACCTTGGGATAGTAAAACTGCTTAAGTTCAAGAAAATGCTAAAATGCTTGGAGAGCGAGGACTGGCAAGGTGCAGCAGGTGAGATGCTTGACTCAAAGTGGCATAGTGATATAGGGCAACGTGCAATAACGCTGTCAGCACAAATGATTAGGGGGGAGTATGCGACTGTTTCGATGGCTTAATAAATCTCTATGATTAGCAAGAATAAAAGATCAGAGGGCAATACAATTTGCAGGGTATGTTATTGCAAACAGTGCAAAAAGTTTGTAAGAAGCGTTGATATGGTTCAAACAACCAAGTTCGATTATTGCAAAGCGTGTCACCTTAAGACGAATGTAAGCAAATTTAAATCTTCTGAGACAATTAAGGACGCAAATGTGCAAAGGCAAAGGATGGTAAGGCTTTTGGAAAAAGACCCGGTAAGCATGGGGTTAGGGATGTTAAGGGCTTTAGCGGAGAATAAGGCAACTCCGAAGATGTTGCTTGATATTAAGGAGGTTGAGAAACAAAAGGCGCTTAGAAGTGGGGATTATGAGCGGAACGATAAAAATTTGTTCAAGTAAAAAAAACAACAGGTTGTTGTAGATTTTCCTAAGCTAAAGAAATAAATCAGATATATAAACCAAGTTATATCACTAAAAGAGATAAGTTATGCCAATATTTCAAACAAAATGCACCAATAATGAGTGTGGACACAGGGACGACAGGATTGCAAAAAACAGCGAAGAATTACCGCCATGCGAAAAGTGTGGCGGCGAATTAATGAAGATTCAAACCCACGAGTTCGCCTTTAGCTTTGCTAATGGTGGCGGGTGCCATAGTCAACGCTTAAGCTCACCAAGCAGGAGTTAATATGCCAGTAGAGATACTTAGTAAAGACCCGCGCGCATTGCCGCCATTTGAATGGTTTGCCGGTAAAACCAATAAGGAGTTAATAGAGGGTTTACGGCCAATACTGTCATTTAACGCTATGGACTTACTCATGAATGGAATGATGGACGATGACAAGAATGTTGAATTAAGTGTTAAATTAATGACGACTCTTGAAGCATTGGCAAAAGCAGAGGCAGCCACCAGTAATTCTGACGAGGTTTTCTTTGATATTTTGGGGGACAAATGAGCATATCATTACTGCAGCTTTATCAGCCAGAATATAACTTTAAAACAATTCAGAACGCCTATGACGCAGTTAATTTAAAAGCGCCGTTGTCATATACGCTAAAACAGTTAGGAGCGGATTTATTTGCTGGTAAAATTGGCCTATATATGAGCAACGATACTTTATTGATTGTTCGGATAGATAATTATGATGTAGGATCAAAAAAGATCATGTTCATTATTCTAGCTTATTCCGTCAATGGGGATGCGCTGGAAATGTATCGGCAGCAGGTAATGACATTGGCTAAAGAACTTGGCTGTTCAACAATACAATGGCAAAGTCCAAGAATGTACACCAGGGCAGTGGAAGGAGCTAGGGTAAAAGAATGGCTTTATGAGCTAGACATTTAATGTCAGGCATAACTAGAGAAGAATTTATTCAGCGGTCACACAGGGACTTCGAGTTCTTTTCCAGAAACTCGCTAAAAATTCTCAACAAAGCCGGCAAGCTGGTTCCATTAATCCTGAATACTCAGCAGCTAGAGGTTCATCGGCGCATTGAGCAGCAGTTACAGGAAACAGGAAAGGTTAGGGTTATCATACTTAAATCACGCCGCCTTGGTATATCTACCTTCGTCGCTGGAAGGTTTATCTGGAAGGCAAGATTTAACAAATACCAGCGTTCCGGGGTAATGACCCACCTTGCCAGCTCAACTTCTGCCCTGTTTAAGATTTACAAGCTCATGCACAAGCATTTGCATCCATGGCTTGAGACTAAGCTTGGGGCGAGTAATTCGAGAGAGTTGCTACTAACTGGAGCTGAATCAAGTATCGCAGTAAGTACCGCAGGAAGTGCACAGACTGGACGTGGCGACACTTTACAGCGTGGTCACTTGTCGGAGTGCGCATTCTTCCCAAATGACCGGGAGATCGCAGCTGGCTACATCGAAGCGATCAGTAATACCCCGGACTCTGAGATTATCATCGAGTCAACATCAAACAATATCGGCAACTACTTTTACGACATGTGGGTGGATGCCGAGCAGGGACGCTCCGAGTTTATCTGTATTTTCCTGCCGTGGATGAGCGACCCCGATTGTGCTACCTTGCCACCAGAAGATTTTAAGCTGGACGATGACGAGCGCGAATATAAAGAGCTTATGGGCTTAACCATGGCGCAGGTGTATTGGAGGCGACTTAAAATACTAAGCCTGGGTGACGACAGGTTCAGGCGAGAATATCCGGCAACAGTAGCAGAGGCGTTCAGGACGTCAGCTGGCAAAGAGTTTATTGATGCCACGGCAGTGCTACAGGCCAGAAAGCGTAATCTGGACATTAACCCATCTATGCCGTTAGTTCTGGGAGTTGATGTTGCAAGGTACGGTACAGATCGCACCTGCATAGCCTGGAGGCGGGGAAGGATAGTATTAAAAACTCTCAAGCTTAGTAAAATGAGTGGGCAAGATATAGCGGACATACTGATTCCTATCATCCAAAAGGATAAGCCGCTTAAAGTGTACATTGATGGTACGGGCGGTTATGGCGGGGCAGTGGTGGACTGCTTGCGCATGATAGGTTATGACTCAACCGAGATTAACTTCAGTTCTGCACCGATAAACAAGGAAGATTTTTTTAACCGCAGGGCTGAGATGTATCACAGGCTTAAAGTGTGGCTTCCAGATGGGCAGTTACCTGATGAGGACGACATAGAGCAGGATTTAACAGGTTTCAGCTTCACCCACAGAAACAACAAATTATTGCTTGAAGACAAGGAAGCGGTAAAGAAGCGGCTAAAGCGCTCACCTGACACGGGAGACGCCATAGCGCTGACATTTGCAGAAGAACTTGGCTCAAGCATGAATACCGTAGCAAATAATAGTAATTGGCAGCAAGTCATCAATCGTGAGCCCGTTTATGCGTGGTAATAGTTATCTCTTTGTTAAATCTCATTTATGACTATACTGCAACAAAATACGCCCACATATAACCAAATGGAATATAAATGGCAGTTAAGCGCAAAAAATTAACAGATGATGATTTAGTCGCAATTATCGACGACAACATAAATCAGTCTCAAAATTACAGCTCTAAGCTTTCATCGAGCCGGGCTGAGGCATTAAAACTCTATAATTGCGACCCGTTAGGCAATGAGAAGCGTGGACGGTCAACGTATGTATCCAGCGATGTTCGTGACGTAATCGGATGGGCGCTACCAAATTTAATCAAGATTCTTACTGCTGATGATGTCATAGTTTTTGACGAAACTAGCGAAGAAACAAAGGGTGATGCCGAGGATGCAAGCCTATACGCTCATCACATCTTACACAAGAAAAACAACGGGTTCATGATTCTGTATAACCTGTGCCATGATGCCCTGTTAAACAAAAATGGGTACGTGATGACGGCGGTTGACGCATCGCCGATTTACAAAAAGGAAAATTACGAGGGGCTGACTAAGTACGAATTAGCGCAGCTGCTTGATGACCCTTCGGTTGATATAGTCAGCCAAAAAATAAACAAGGCCGATGCTGAAAAAGAAGTAAACGAAGAATACTGTCAGCACCTGGACGGGATGATTGAACAGATCAAGGATGGCACTCTGGACCCCAGGACACTGCCACCAGAAGTAATGCTGGCCTTGCAGGGAAAGATACAGTCAAATGAGGAAACATACGATGTAACGATCAAGCGCAAAAAAGGCGGTAACGGTCGAATCATCGTTGAAAATGTACCCCCAGAAGAAATGATTATACCCAGGTCATGCCGTGGCCTTGATCTTGATAAGTCTCCATTCGTAGCAAGGCAGGTTAAAAAGACGATCTCATGGCTCAGAAGCCAAGGATATGACGTTGAAGATGACATCAACGACTCAATAGGGAATACATCAGATTTCAGTTCAGAGCACGTTGCAAGAGATTATGCGGATGGCAGCTATTTCCCGTCCGAAGATACCGGCAAGAATGACCCGTCTCAACGTGAAGTTACCCTGATTGATGCTTATTTTTTGGTCGATTATGACGGCTCTGGAATATCCCAGCTACGGTGCGTTAAAAAGGTTGGTAACAAGATTCTTGAGAATGTGGAGGTAATTTGCCAGCCATTTACATCAACCAGTCCTTACCCTATCCCGCACAAGCATAATGGAAACTCAATGACTGACCTGGTCAAAGACTTGCAGCGCGTAAAGTCAATGCTGACCCGTGCAAGCCTTGACTCGTTTGCCTTTAATATCTCGCCACCGAAGGCAATTAATGTTGAGGCAATAGTCGATGTTAATGACCTGCTTGATACCGCTCCGGGGAGCTTTATACGTTGTCGTGGGGATGTTAATGCTGCGGTATCCGTCATGCCGTCATCCGGTATAGGTACAGAAACCCTGCCGTTCTTCGAGTACATAGACAACGTTGTCGAATCTCGTACCGGCACAAGCAAGATGAGCCAGGGCATTAACGCTAACGCCTTCACTCAAACCGCTTTTGGCACAGCAGCAGTAATGAGCGCCGCACAAGAAAAAATGATGCTGGTAACGGCGATCATTGCGAATACTGGGCTTGGAGACATTTACAAGAAAATAATAAAGCTTGCAGCTGAATACCTGAAAGAGCCCGAAAACATCAAACTTCGACAAGAATTTAAGCAGATAGACCCGAGCAAGTGGTCAGAACTTGAAACAATTACCTTGCAGGGATTGGACAAGCAAAGTGAATCGGCAAATATACAGTCAATTCTGAACTTACAACAAACCGTAGGCGCAATACCTGACCCGGCAATCAATAGCATGATTGACCCTGAAAAAGTGCATAACGCGCTTAGCAAGGCCGTTAGAGCATTGGGTTCAAACAATCCTGCGGCTTATTTCAACGACCCGAATAGCCAGGAATACCAAGCCATATTGCAGCAAAGAACTCAGCCACAACCACTACAACCAGACCCAAATATGCTTCTTGCTCAAGCTCAAATGGCGCTGAGCCAGGTTAAAGAGCACGAAACGCAAATAAAGGCGCAACAAGCCGGTAATGACGCGCAAAAAGCACAAGCAGAACTAAGTATTAAGCAGGGCGAGCTGTCGCTTAAACAACAGGAATTCGAGCTTAAAAAAGCTGTTGAAACAGCAAAAGCAGAACTTGATAGAACAAAGGTTCATCTTGAGAATGAAATAGAAGTCGCAAAGATTAATCAGCAAGCCTTCAATGATATTTTCGGTGATATTAAGTCTGACCTTGAGCAAACTGACTCAAACCCCGATAACATGGATGGGGAAGCGCCAATGAAACCAACAAAATTTAACGGACAGGAAGGAATGTTAAAGAAAATTCTTGAGCCGCATGAACAGGCGGCTACTGCAACGCATAGCAGGCTTGATGCCCTGGCCGCACAGCTTGAGCAATTACATAATCATATGGCCCGTCCAAAGCAGGTCATACGTGATGAAAACGGTAAAATTTCTGGAATTCAAACACTTTAAATAGGAAAAATACAATGGCTTGGTCATTTTTAACTGCAACAAAGAACGCTCGTCTCGATGCAATAACTACGCAAGCAATTCCTGAGCAAATTAGGCATAAAAGTCTTGATATTGCTGATATTAAGCCGCTAACAGCACAGTATGATGCCATTGCCGATCAAGCAATGGTCAAGTAAATGGAGGCTGAGTATGCAAGGATGCAAAAAGAAATAGAGGATGAAATAGACGATGAGCTTGCTCTTTTAATGCTTTTATAACCGAGGTAAAAAATGTCACAATCCAATGCAAAAAGTTTCAACAAAACAATAACCCGCCCGAATGACGTAGTTGCTTACGCAGCAAATGACGTAATTGGAGCGGCTACAGGTTCAACAGGAGCGATTGAAATAACAGGCTTTATGCCTGGGCGGCCGTTTAACCTTGTCAACACCAAGCTATTGATAAACTCAGCAACAGTGCTGGCAGGGATGACAACATTTAACCTGCATTTTTATAGCAAAGCGCCGCCATCCGTTCTTGGGGATAATGTAGCCTGGGACTTGCCTTCTGGCGACCAGCCATTTTATCTTGGCTTTGTATCGCTTGGAACTCCAGTTGATGTTGGAGCAGCTATTTATGTGCAATCCAACAATCTAAATGCTCACTTTACCCCGCAAGACACCAGCGTTTTTGCTTATCTTGTTACCGTAGGTGGATTTACCCCAGCGGCAAATACCACATTTAACATCCAGGGAGTAATGATAGACCCATGATAGAAAACGATATAGACAGAATTAACGAAGAAGCGAATCAAGCGAAGGCTTTCCTTGAAGACCCTTTTTTCATCTCAGCGGTAACAACGCTAAACGAAAGGATAAAAGCACAATGGCAGCAATCAGTAACGACAGAGGCAAGGGAGCACCAGTGGTACAAAATGCAAGGCTTGAGGGAGATACTGCAGGAATTGAGACGCCCATTAGACACGGCACAAGTTATGATGAACCAGATGCAGGATTAATCCCGACTATTGAATGGTCATCCTATGTAGATAGGCTGATATACATTAGTGATGAAGCTTTCTTGACCGGAGATTATCTGGTTGAGGTGACGGGGCCTTTTATAAACTCGCCAGAGTATTTTAAAAACTCTCAAGGCATTGGTTGTCTGATTTTATCGGTTCCGCAGGATAAAATAGACTTCAAGTATCAAAGCGGAAGAATAGAAGTACAAAAAATCAACTGAACACGGCATATTGCCACTCAATAATGATAAGGAATGAAAATGTTTAACTTTAGCGCAAGAAAATACAGAGAAGAAGCAGGGTATGAAGGGAATGACGATGGTGACCAGGACTTAGACGAAGAAAATGAAGGCGGGGATGAAGGAGAGCTTGACGCCCTGACAGCGGCATTAATGGATGAAAATGAGCACTCAGGCAAGAATGAACCGGAGACAGTAAAGCCTGTTATTGTGGAGCCTGAAAAGGTTAAGGTTGTAGTTGACGGTCAGGAAAAGGAATTAACGGTAGATGAACTTAAGGCAAGCTATTTAAGACAGGCAGACTACACACGGAAAACGCAAGAATTAAGCGCCGAAAGAAAGCAGGTTGAGGCGGCACAGGCTCAATATACTGAATACTTGCAATCAATACCGCTATTGGCAAGTCAGGCTCAAAATAATATCCAGCAAGCGCAAGCGTTTATCAACTCTCAGGAAATGATTGAGCTTGCGCAGAATGACCCGGCTGAATATATCGCTAACAAGGCCAAGGCTGAAGCGTTCTATGCCGAAAATGTTATGGCATTGCAGCAGATGGACAGGCAATATACAGAATTCGATCAGCAGCGGCAGCAGGCGGCGCAATCCGCAAGGGCAGCTATGATAGCCGAGTCAAACGCAAAATTGCTGGCTGAGATGCCGGAGTGGAGCAAGCCGGAAGTTAAACAGGCAATATCCGCTTATGCCTTAAGTGACGGCTATCTGCCTGAAGAAATTAACAATACTATTGACCATAGATTTATCAAAACTCTGAACAAAGCAAGGCTTTATGATGAGATGGTCAAAAACAGTTCACTTGCAACTAAGCGCGTTAAAGATGCCCCACAACGGGTAGTTACCAGTAGCGCTGACATTGCGCAGGATGCCAGTTTTCAAGCAAGAAAGCAGCAGGCTATTAAACGTGGAGACCCTGCAAAGATTGAAAGCTTATTGGCTGAGGCGCTGGCCTCAAGAATGTAATATTTAATCGAAACTAACAATTAGCAATTAGTTACGCTATAATCAGAAAAACCGGCTCAAATGACCCGCAAGGATAACAGGAGAGCCAAAGCGCCCTGAAGCTATCGCACAAACTTCAGAGCGCCCCGTCAGGGGAAAGCAACAGAACATCGACGGATAAGCGGAAACGCACCCTATAAGCGACATAATGATGATTTAGTGCATATCATTTTTTTATAGGTTACACAATGGCTATTCAAGCAGCAGATCACACATATAACGTAATCGGCACACGGGAAGACCTGTCCGATTTAATATCCAACATTTCACCAACCGATACCCCGTTTACGGCAATGTGCCGAAAAGGGCGAGCTAAGTCGACATTGGTAGAATGGCAAATAGACTCACTGGCAGCAGCAGCAACTAACGCTCAACTTGAGGGTGACGTAGCTCCTAACGCGGCTTTTGCGGCAACTGTTCGCGCAACCAACAGATGCCAAATTTCAGCTAAACAGGTAACTACCTCAGGAACGGTTGAGGCTACAGATAAAGCCGGTAGAGCATCAGAGCTGGCATATCAGTTAAGCAAAAAGACCAAGGAAATAAAACGTGACGTGGAAGTTGCGCTATTAACAAACAACGTACAAACCACAGGCAACACAACCACTGCCCGTACTGCAATGGGCTTAGTTGGATGGGTTGATGGAGGCGTTGCTTTTGGCGGCGCTGGCTCGGTAATTTCCACAGGTGCAGGCGGCAACCAGCCACTATTCACCGCTAACACAGCGCGGACAGCAGCTACCTCTGCTTGGGCTGCATTAACCGAAGCTAACGTAACAACTATCCTGCAGAACGCATATCTTGCTGGTGGTTCTGCTGATGTACTTATGGCTGATGCAAAAACTCGCGCAACCATCTCAGGCTTTACTTCCGGCACTACTAAATTCACAGAAGCTGTCGACAAAAAGTTGGTGGCAACGGTATCAATTTACGAGTCTGATTACGGCGTTCTCAAGATCGTCGCAAACAGATTCTTACCAGTAACTGCACAGACAAAAGTTCTTTATGCTCTGCAATCAGATGGTTTTGAACTGGCGTTCTTGCGCCCTTACTTCGTCAAAGACTTGGCTTCTACAGGTGACTATGAGGCAAAATCAATTACTGCTGAGTGGACTTTGAAAGTTGACAACAATGCCAGTCATGGAGCTGTTAGAGATATTCTTTAATCCCATTCAAGATAATTTTTAACTAATAAACGTGGAGGCCAAGTAATACCGGCCTCCACATCACCAGATTAGAGATATTAAAAATGTCAAGATTAAGAGCAGTACAAGCGGAAGTTGGCGGCGGCTTTACCCAAACCTTTCTTGACAGAGATAAGATGGTAGAGCGATTTATCCTTAACAATGATGAAATGATTCGGAATAACCGGATAATAGCTAACTCCGGACATAATGGCTTTAGCCAATCGGGCAATATGCGAGAGATCGCCAGGATTGACCCGGTAACGCAATTAAAATTGTTGCAAGATCACAATATAGACCTAAACCGATGGAACGCGGACGACAAAAAAGGGATAGTTAAGTGGTTGAGAAATCCAGACAACAGATTTTTTAAAACATGTAGTGGGGCTATATAATGGCTATCACTACGTATGACGAACTTAAAACGGCCATAGCTTCATGGCTGCACCGCTCCGATTTAGACACCATCATTCCCAGTTTTATCGCCCTTGCCGAGAGCAAAATAGGTTCTGGCTTTAGATCGCGTGAACAGGAAACATCAACCCACCTTGTTACAGTAGCAGGTGTTGAAACAGTGACCCTGCCAACCGACTACCATTCCCTTAAAAGCATCCAGATCGTATCCAGTTTTAATTCAGTATTGCGACTTATGCCAGACGATGCGGCATTGCGCTACAAAGAAACCAACACACTCGCACAGCCGGAATATTACACTATTCAAGGCAGCAATTTAAGGTTGAGCCGATGCCCAGATGCCGTTTATACCTTGGAAGTTATTTATTATGCAAAAGTACCGGCGCTATCCGGCGCAGCACAAACAAACTGGCTGCTTACCAAGGCCCCGCAGCTTTATCTTTATGGCGCATTAGTTGAGGCTATGCTTTACGTTCAGGACGACGAAAGATTACAGCTTTACGCCGGATTATTCGACGTTGCGCTAAATGGCGTTATTGCAAGTTCCAATATTGAAAGTTACAGCGGCGCACCATTACGCGCCGTTTCAGATTATGTTTGCTAAGGAATAAAAATGAGCCTCGAAAGCGCTACTTACATCAATCAATTGGTCACTACTAATCCTGACGGGGCGACAGACTATCTGTCAACGGTAGACGATCATTTGCGGCTGATTAAATCAACCTTGCAAAATTCATTCCCGCAAGTTTCAGGTATCGTATCGGCAAGCCATGCCAGCTTAAGTGCATTAACTTACGTAGTTGATACCGGTTCGGTAAACACTCTTGTATGCACTCCAACATCAGCATATACTTCATATATTGCTGGCACAGGGATAACAGTTAAAGTTGCTTATACAAATAACGGTGCTGCAACAATCAACGTATCTGGGCTTGGAGCTATCGCCATTAAAGATGCCGCAGGGCTTGACTTGGTGGGTGGAGAATTGGTCTCCGGCAGCATTTACACTTTGCGCTATAACGGCACATCATTTTTTATGGCTAACAGGGGCTATGGCGCAATGACCAGCGCCGACATTAAGGGCGATGGCGCAGGGCATATAACAAATAATGTTTCCTTCACAGGCGCCCCAACAGTCACTACCCCTGGAGTTTCTGACGACTCTACCAAGATCGTTAACTCAGCATGGAATAAGCTCGGCCTTGCGTATTCTCTGGTAGCAACACCGGGATATTTTAAGTTTCCAACCTGGGCAGGGGGGCTGATTATTCAGTGGGGCAGTGGTACGACATCAGGCGGGAATGCTTTAGCAACAATAAGCCATGCAATATCATTTTCAACAACATTTGTTACTATTGCCGGAGTAAAGTCTGGGAATGCAGCTATTGACTATAATATATTTGCAAGCCAAATATCAAACAATGTGGCGTCAATCTATGCAAGAACGGGCTCAGGAGCAAATGCTAACGGTGTTGATGTTTTTTACATTGCAATAGGCATATAAATGTCCAAACTTGCCTCATTTAATGCGCTTGGCAGCATAGGGGTTAGCCAAGACCCAGATAGCACAATATTGCCAGCCGACGATCAAAACGGTTTTGCATGGTCAAACATGTCCAATTGCAGGACACAGGCTGGCAGTATCGCAAAAATACCGGGATATGCCTCGGTATTCGACACGACTATTCAGCCGTGGTATGTGTCGCAGGTAATGGATGGCGATTCTCCCGTATATTTTTACATGAGTGGGACACAAATTTACCTTTTCAAAAACTCCACTCACTACAATATGACGCGGATACTGGCTGGATGGAATACCGTAAATGTTGGCAGCAACAAAACAGGCAGTGATTTGCCGTTTGCCGCAAATCAAGCAACTTTAGTTGTTAACGTTGGGGGCGGCAAGACCGGAGGAAGTTCTACAGGGTGGCTAAATAACACAACCAACCATCTCGGGAACCTTAACATTGACGGTGTTGATTATCCGATTTCGATAACGGGTAGCACGGCGCAAACATATACAAACCTTCTTTCACAAATAAATACAGACATTGGCGCCGTAGCTACAGCATCTATTGATGGTAACGGTAATTTACTGTTTACGTGTAATGTCAGCACAGCCAATGCCACCAGCATGATTTTAACTGACACTGGCTCAGGCGTAACGCGGTCATGGGCGCTATTGACAGGATACGTGTCAATTGGCTCAGCGACAACACATAATTTGACGGCAACAGTCACAATAGATGGCGGAACACCTGTAAACATTGCCACGCAATCGCTACAGTATGCAACATACACAGACATGATTGCAGCATTTCAGGCGCTTGTAGCAGGCTCAACGTGGTCGATTAATGGTGGAAACCTGCGCATAACAACAACAGGAATGTTACGAACAGCAAGCGTGTCAATATCTGACACTAATTTATTTAGTTCATTGGTAGGCTATACCTCAATAACCAACACGGCGACCGCGGATATCCCCTATTCAACACCAACGACAAACAGTTGGCAGGTGGCTTTATTAAATAATATTCCAGTTTTTAACAACGGCTATGACGATCCGCAATACTGGCCGTCTCCGCGCGCTGTTACGACTATGTTGTTACCCTTGCAGAACTGGGTTACGGGTACAAAATGCGCCGTCATGCGAGCATATAAAGCCTATCTGATTGCAATGGACATCACTACGCCAGCGGGGGTACGGGAGCCAACAAAGGTTAAATGGAGCGGTGCAGCATTACCTGGAGCCTTGCCTACAACTTGGGATATTACGGATGTAACAGCAGATGCCGGAGAGCAGTCTTTAAGCGATACTCTTGATGCCATTATTGATGGTTTGCAGCTTGGGGACAGCTTTTTGCTGTACAAAAAACGGGCAACGTACCGGATGACGTATGTTGGCGGCTCAAAGATTTTTTCCGTACAAGGCCTGTTTGTGGATTCAGGAATACTTGCTAGGGATTGCGCCGTACAGGTTGGTAACCAGCATTTTGTAGTAACACCAGAAGACATCATTATGCACAATGGATCAGAGATAAAATCTCTGGTCGATGGCAATAATCGTACTTGGTTTTTCAATCAGATAAATCAAGCTTACGCTTATAGGACTAAATGTGTTGTAAACTATCTAAAGACTGAGGTTTGGGTATGCTATCCATCCACGACAAGTCAAACTATTGACAGCGCGTTTATTTACAATTACCGGACAAACACCTGGAGCAAACGCCAGCTTCCCTCTATCTATTCAATGTTTTCTACCACCCTGGATATTGGCGCAGCTCCAACATACAACAGCTTTTCAACAGAATTAATCGGCTCAGCTGATAGGATTATCGACTATCAAAGCGGGGGCGCGGCGACGAGAAGGCTATTTGCCGGTATTCCAGGGCTGTCAAAAGTATGCGTTTTCGACTCAGATAACACCGATACCGACAATTTTTACCCAATGG